CTTGGCGAGTATTCCGCTGTTGCTATGGGGAAACAACAGCCTACTGTTTATAACTCGCCAAGTGTGGTTGAGGTCAATCTAAGTGATTAATTGGTTGTGTAAATTAATTGATAAGTGTGTGGAAAGATCTCTACAAAAACAATCAGATAAAATGTTTAAAAAACAATCAAACCAGGAGGAGGAATGAATAAACACACATACACAGCAATTTTAGAGATAGAAGTACCAAAAAAGCTCGGGTGGATTAGAGGAGAAGAAGCAGAAAAGTATTTAAAAGAAACAGTAAAAGAACTTTTGAAAACAAATAATCTTAAATTTAGAAGTTCGTATGACACAAGAAATGGAAAGCGAATATCACATAGGTTAAATGATTTACAACAAAAAATGTTAATTTTGAAAGACAATCAAACCAGGAGGAGAAATGAGTCATGATATAAATCAAGCAATACTTGAAGCTTTGTTCATAACAGAGTATGAAAAGATAGACAGGGTGTTTCCTGCTACGAGTGAAAAGAAAAAACAAGAGTTAGCACAAAAGTTTGCTGAAAAAGAGTTTGAGAGGAGATCAAGATGACAGATATGGTAAACCACCCGCCTCATTACAATCAAGGCGACATACAATTTATTGAGGCCGCTAAATCAGCTTTATCAAGAGAAGAGTTTAAGGGTTTCTGTAAAGCGTCAGCTATTAAGTATATATGGCGGGAAGATCACAAAGATGCAAATATAGAGGACTTGAACAAAGCTATATGGTATCTTAAACAGTGTATCAAGCACCTGGAGGAGTTATGATTGCAAAAGCTAAGTGTGAAAAGTGTAAGCAGATGATAAGGTTTGATGAGGTCCTTACGCATAAATGCGAGGATCACGTCCCAGATCATCTTAGAAACATACCGGCAGATAGGCTAAAAACATTAAAGGCAATACACACGCCTAAGTTTTAGTTTATTGGTTTGGAAAAAAAGAAGGGGCTTGCGCCCCTTTTTTTATAGCTGTGGAACAGCTGAGGGTGGTACTTGCATACCGTCATCAGATGGTGGCAAGTATAGTGCTACTTTATTCTTCTCAGCAACTTGATCATTACCTTCGTCATCTTTCCAAGTTTCTTCAACTTTTTTGAGACGCATAGTTAATGTTTTACCTTCAAAGTCTTTAGCATTTTGTGGCGGGCCTTTTACAAAACCAACCGCTTTGCCAAGCCTAGTAAAAATATCCGTGCTTATACGCTTGTTATCCTCATTAGTAGCCCATAGGTTATACCATTCATTATGATCACGGTATTTACCACCATCAATTTGAAAGGTCATGCGTAGCGTCCAATTACCACTTTTTGCTTGATACTTTTCAGCAGTAATAATTTTAGCTTGATATTCACCAGAGGGTGCTACCTCTGGTTTTGGTTGCGATTCTGACTCGCTATATGTGATGTCTGCAAAATCTGACATTATGATTGTACCCCCTGTACGTTTTGAGTTTGATTTTGAACTGTAGCAAAACCAAGTTTCTCTATTAATTTAGTAAGATTAGGTTCTTCAAAAGCTTCTAACTTACCACTTCTATCTTTGGCCACATAACCTTGACCAATCCTGGTTTGTAACCAACGTGCTTGTACCGGATTACCTTCTGCGTCAGTATCCTCAATAACTCGCAACGCTAATACCTCGTCAAAAAAGTAAGTAATTGATTGTCCTAATTTAGTACCAACCATTTTTGGTGCTTGTTCAAAGACACCATCATTATTTACTTTATCTTCTTTACAAATAAACATGACATGCATTTGTAAATCACGAAACGCTCTCATAACATTAGTTACGGACTCTTGAACTTCTCCATAAGCCTTACGAGCGTCTTTGTGCTTGGCCTTTTCAGCCTGTAGCAACAATTCACTTATCTCTGAAATAGAGTCTAAGCAAACTGTATCATACTGCAACTTACCAGAATGTAGAGCTTCATAAACCTCTACAACCTCAGCTGCGTTCTTCACTTCAATAGCTTCTACGTTCTTTGCATCTCTAATAGAAAGCAAACCAGCTTCAGCACTTATGACCAACACCTTGCCTGGTGCTGTTTGTGATAAATACGTTTTACCTGCACCTGCCATTCCATACACAAGGATTTTTGCACCTTGATCTTGAACAGCATTTTCAGGAGAAACGATCCTACTTGTTATATCATTTTCCATATAAACCTCTCTTCTTAAAATTTATAACTTGAAAAGTATATACCATATTGATACCATGTGTAAATCATTTTTTTTAAGGAGAGTAAAAAATGCAACAACAAGATAACAATAGGGTGTGGTTGGCAAACTATTACCACCGTCAAAGAGCCCTAGCTATACAACAATTAAAGGGGTTAGAAAGTATGGGTGTAAAACCAAAATATAAAGATAAAAAAGTCAAAGAGTATTCTTTTATAGACTACATAAGTTTTTTAGGAGATCGTAAGGCGGCAGAAGATTGGGACGTATCCATTCATACTGTAAGATCCTGGCGTTATGGTAATAGACAGCCGTCAATTAGACAGGCAAAAGAAATCATAAAAGCTACGGAGGGCAGATTAAATTTTGAATCTTTCTACGGTTCAGTTGACGATATTGTAAAAGTAGAAGAGTAAGATGTTTAATCTTAATCTGTCTGAGGATGAGTCAGCCTTAGATATAGCGCTTGCCTATTATGACGAGGGCTATAACGTTGTCCCATTACAAAGATCAAACAAAAAACCGCCAAGCTTTCTAAAAGGTTGGGAGCAATACAAAACTTCTAGACCAGACAGAAAAACTGTTGAGCAGTGGTTTACTGGCAGAGACAATCTAGTTGTTGCATTAGTCTGCGGTAAATTTGTTGTAGTTGATGCTGACTCACCAGAAGCTATGGACTGGGTAGAAAACAATCTACCAACATGTCCATTTAAAGTTAGAACTGGTAAGGGTATGCACTATTATTATAATAACCCGCAAGCATATACAACCTTTGCTACCAGACGAACGAACGAGACTCCTATTGAGCGTTTGATTGATATAAGGGGCGAAGGTGGCCTTATTATTGCAGCGTACAATAGACACGCTAACGGTCAGTTATATCAACCGCTTAGATTGGATGGGTGGGATGTATTTGATCATAACGATTTACCAGACTTTACATCTGTAGAGTTTGAAAAGATTACGGGTGTGCCTAAAGTTGATGCAAGTAAACGAACAGCACCTTTTGCTTTGGAAGGTGTCAAAGAAGGATCACGTAATGATGGTGCCGCAAGAATAGCTGGTTATCTTATATCAAAAGATGTCAATATAGAGTTTTGTAAATCTTTCCTCCAAAGCTGGAACTTAAACAACAACCCACCCCTACCCCAAGCAGAAGTAGATAGTGTTGTAGATAATGTTAAGAAAACTCATGATAGAAAAAATCAGATTGCACCTTTGTTTGTGCAAACCAAAGAAGATGTAAAACCGCCAAAAGATTTATTTAATCCACCAGGATTGCTAAAGGATATGTATGACTTTTGTGAAGATATAGCACAAATATCACAACCAGAACTATCTATAGTTGCGGCCTTAGCCCTAGCTAGTGTTACGTGTGGCAGATTATATAAGACTGAGATGAATAACTTTTCTTCACTCTATTTTATGTGTATTGCAAAATCCGGACAGGGTAAGGAGAATATTAAAACCTTTGTAGAATCTGTATTAGGTGAATCACTCCACGACAAGTTGGTGGTCGGAGATGGGTATACATCATCTGGTGCAGTTCATTCGGTTTTAAAAATGCGACCAACACAAATAACTATTATGGATGAGTTTGGTAAAAGATTAGAAAACATTAGCCAATCAAGTAACAGCAATAGAGAGGACGGTATTCAAACTTTAATGGAGTCTTGGGGCAGATGCCACGGTACTCTTAGACCTGATAACTACTCGCTTATGAATGTGCAAGAAGAATACAAAGAAAAGGTTATGAACAGGGTGACATATAAACCTGCGATTACATTAGTCGGTTTGTCCGTACCAAAAAACTTTTATAAGGCCTTAAATGGAGGCCGTATCGCAGATGGATTTCTTAATAGGTTTATGGTAATAGAATCCAAAGAGCCAAGACGTATTAGCAGTCTGAAGAAACATAAGAAGCCACCATTACAAATAATCAACTGGGTAAACTATATAAGAAGAGATAGAGGGCAATTAAGCGAAGCCACTATGAATAACTCTCAGTTTGATATAGACCAAACAGTTTTGCGATTTGATAGTGAATCAGAGCAATTATTACAAGAGTTTGCGCAAGAGATAGTAAAAAGACAAGATGTTTTAGAAAGAGATAATTTAGAACCACTACTAAGTAGATCAAAGGAAAAAGCTATGCGGTTATCATTAATATGTGCTTTGGCCTCCAACGCTGACTGTAAGACTATTACAGCAGATATAACTAAATGGGCAATTGACTATGTGCGATATTACGATTTGCTATTTATAGAAGCATGTAGAGACCGTGTAGCTAGTTCCGCTACAGAAGCAAAGATAAAACAAGTATTGTCATATATACGATCTAGAGGAGGTGAGGGTATATCTAAGCGTGAAGTAGACAGACATGAATTGTTTAGAAGTATGAAGTCGCATGAGGTAAAAGAAATAATAGAACGTCTGAAAAACGCAGGCGAAATACAAGAAATGGATATTAAAGTCGGAGGTAAGGGTAGACCAGCAAAAAGGTTTGTTGCTGTTGATCCTACCTTCTTTGAGGAGTAATTATGTTTAAGACACCAAGTTTTGAAACGATACACGATCAAAAAAGAGAAGAGCGTGTAGCAGGATTTTTAGAAGGTTTGTGGGGGGTATGTTGCCACAAATTACCGGTCAGTTATGGCCTTGATTATTGGATAGAGTCGAAAGATATGTCGTACTGGTGTGAAGTAAAATGTCGTACATTCCCAAGTACAAAGTATGACACTTTTATTCTATCTGCTAATAAGTTACGGAAGGGATCTTCTTTTGCAGTCGCAACAGGAGTGCCTTTTATAACCGTATATGCTATGACTGACGGTATCTATATGCACAAGTGGATGCCGGATTTTATCTATGATGTGCGCATGAATGAGATGGAAGAGCCTATATATGATGAGGATTGTGAACCATACATACACATACCAAAAGAATATTTAACTTGTCTTAGTGATAAACCGCTAGGTATGGATAGAGATGAGATTGGTATTATATAACAGGTCTACGGAATAAATCTTCTGCAAACTGTCTACGATCTTCACTTATTTTTAATTGTTCTCTTGCACCAACTGGCAAAACGTCAGGTAGTGGAATAGATGGTTGCTTTCTTCTTTCTACTTGTGGTCTAGTTTCTTGTATAAATTGATCAACATCAAATTCTGCCAGCGCAGGTGTTACAGCCTTTTCTGTTTCTTCAGCAATTGAAGAAAAACCTCCAGCCACAGCACGAACTCCGGCTTGTTGTAATGCTACGCCAGTTGCATCCATTAATTTCATAATAGATCCTTTGTCTGTCTTTGTAAAAAATTTGATCATTCCAGGCCTACCTAAAACACTTCTAACTACAAAAAGTCCAAGCACTGTAGGCAAAGCTTGTAAGGGAGCAAAAACGACACTTGCTGCAATACCAGCAGCTATAAGAGCACCAGCAAAATTACCTCTACCAACCTCTCCTTTTGTGAGAACATCAACAACATTAGCAAAATGTTTTATATCAGTTGCAAATTCTTTTGAGAACATAGCCTCTAGAGTCTCCTTACTATATTTCGTAAGTGCAGTATTTAGGTTTCCTGCTTTAAAAATATCTGTTATTGGTGGATTACCTGCAAGATCAAAATCAATAGCATCCTTGAGTAACTTACCTAAACTCGCCTCCTGCACTTTAGCAAAATCTTCTTCGTTCATTATTTCTCTTAATCGTAGAATGTTTTTGTCGTTGTTTGGTCTGAATATTGTGTCAACAATTTCATCTGGGGTTTTATTTGGAAGATCAGATAAATTTTTATTTGCAAGAAAATCTTGTTCGTTTGCTGATTTTCTAGCTTGTTCTCTTAGTGCTAAAGCAAATGCTTTACCTTTATCATTAACAGATAATCCCTCATCCAAACGTAAAAAAGTATCGGCTAAATTTTCAACCTCTCTAGGTTTAAGTTTGGGCGCAAGTTTTACTAATTGATTAATGGTATCAACGACTTGCCCACCACTAGATATTCCTTTTTCATTTCTTAATAAAACATCTAGTTTGCCTGGTTGGTCTGTTTCAAATTTTTTAATATATTTTGCAAAAACCGAGTAATCAATAGTATCAGTTACAGGATCTACACTATTGTCGAAGGCGGTCTTAAACAACCTTTGTAAAGTTTGTGATTTTGCTCTTTCAAAGTTGTTGGCTAAATCAAAATCATTTCTAGCAAGCAAATAATCATCAAAATCTTGTAACGCCTTAAAAAAATCTTCTAACTGCCTAGCTGATCCTTTGTATATCAAATCCTTAAAAATATCGTCTGCGTCATAAGCCCCTCTGCCTCTAGCTGCACGAGTAATCTTTTTAATAGTAGCATCATCAAAAGGTTTATTAAGTCTATAAGCTAATTCATTAGCTTCTCTTAGTTGCTCTATGGCATTATTAATTTTAATTCTTTGTGTATTAGATAACTCTTTCTCAAATGTTTCGGGTAGTAGTGATTTATCTGCTTTTGTTCTTGCCTCTACATTTTTTATTACTTGACCGCCCCTCAATCCTAACATGGTAAAAATACTGTCGGCGTTTTCATCTAGCTTTCTTAGAGCAACTTCTCCTCGTGCCGCATGCAAGTCGTAATCGTCAAGCAACCTGGATAAAGTGTAAAACAAATCTGCTTCTTTACTCTCTGTTGAAACTTTTAAAAATTTTTCTAAATCTCTTTTAGTTTCTAAAACTCTAGTCAGTTTACCAAAAGGTTGATTACCTGCAAAATCTGGTGGTACTTGATCAAGTAAACGCATAAAGTCCTGTTCTGCCTCTAAAACATTTCTTACATTAATATTTATATTTGGATCGGAAAGTGTCATTTTTTCATCAAAACCATTCCTTTTTTTAAAGTAATTTATTTTATTCAAACCCTCTCTTTGGTAATGTCTTATAACGTCATCAATAGCTCTAGCAACAATAGAATTAGGATTAGCGCCTAAATCAAAAAACTGCCTATCTAATGCATCATAAGCTAGACCAACTTCTCTATTTACTGCACCTTTTGCATTACCAAGAGTATCTAATACAAACTCTCCATAGTCTCTAAATGCTGGAGCATCTTTAAAATTTTCAACTCCTATATAACTATTTGTTAAATCTTCTACTAATTCTTTTGATATTTTGACAGCTTCAGTTGTATCTTTTTCAAGCTCTTTTTTTGCTACGTTTACAGAATCTGTAACTTTATCAGCGGTTGCATTATCCACGTAGGCATTTAAAGATGATCCTCTTTTTCTAAAAGCACTTGTAAGGTTGTCAAATGTTTCAGATAAATAGGGCACATTACTTTTGCTTCTAGAAACGCCTATAACTGCTTCAGCTATTGCCTGTGTTTTACCACCAACAGTCATATCTAAATTTGCAAGTGAAGTTCTATATGCATCATCTAATTTTTTTATCTTGCCTGCTTTTACTGCATCTAAAATTTGTTTTCTTGTAGCTTGTTTACCTAAGTCTGCGTCAAGTCTTTGCAAATCGACAAGATCTAATTTGTCGGCACCATATCTCGCCAATCTTAATTCTGCTGAAGGTGCTTTGGCACCAAAATACATTCTCCAAAGTCC